ATGCTCGACACAGCGGAAAATGAAAAGCGGGACATGACTGCTGAGGAAGATCAGCAGTATGAACGGATATGGAGCGACATCGAAAAATCAGGCGCTGAAATCCAACAAAAAGAACGCGAACTAGCTCGTAAGGAGGAACTTAAAAAACTCGAAGAGCAGGGCAAGGAATCCCAGGGCAGAAGCGTCCCTCCCGTCGAGCCGGGGCAATATGACGGCGCCGGAGGAAAAACTAAAACCAACCCCCGGGCGTCCGATGAGTACCAGCAAGCCTTTGAGCGCTGTCTTCGAAACGGGGTGCGTTCACTTTCCCCGGATCAACACAGGGTGTTGCAGGCGGACAGTGATCCCGGCGGTGGGTTCGTGGTAGTTTCCGAACAGTTTGCTACGAAACTGATTCAAGCCGTAGACGACGCCGTTTACATTCGCGGCAAGGCAACCGTTCTCACTGTTGATAAAGCGGAAAGTTTAGGCGCTCCATCACTGGACACCGACCTGGATGACTCCGACTGGACTGCCGAACTCAAAACCGGCACAGAAGATCCCGGCCTTGGTTTCGGGAAGCGCGAACTGCGTCCCCATCCTCTGGCAAAACGGATCAAAATCAGCAATAAGCTAATCCGGATTGCGGCAATCGACATTGAATCCCTGGTGAGAAGCCGCATGGCTTATAAGTTTGCCGTTACGCACGAAAAAGCGTTCTTGAACGGCACCGGCGCTAACCAGCCACTGGGCTTGTTTATACCGTCCCCGGTTGGCATCAGCACGGCAAGAGACGAAAGCAACGGCAACACCGCAACCGACATCAAGGGCGACGGCCTGATTAACGCAAAATACAAGCTCAAGGCTCAATACCGGAAAAACGCCAGCTGGATGTTTCACCGCGACGCAATCAAAAATATCCGCAAGTTAAAAGACGGCAACGGCGACTATCTCTGGAAAGCCGGGCTTACCGACAAGCCGGATACCGTCCTGGAACTGCCGTTCGAGGAATCGGAATTCATTCCGAACACATTCACAACCGGGAAGTATGTAGGAATCCTGGGCGACTACAGTTTTTACTGGATTGCTGATGCTCTCGATATGCAAGTGCAAGTCCTGGATCAGCTTTATGCCGAAACCAACCAGATCGGTTATATCGGACGCTGGGAATCTGACGGAATGCCGGTTCTGGAAGAAGCATTCGTCCGGGTAAAACTGGCCTAAATTAAAACAGGGGAGGAATAAAAGCATGAACTTGTCTAAAAACACAAAAGTCAGTATCGCTATAACCCCAACGGAAGGCGGGGCCGCAGCCACGGGGCTAGCCGGGGCAACGCTGGATATGCAGGGTTACGAAGGCGTCCTGATGATCGTTCACTTCGGAGCCATCACCGGCTCCGCAGAAACCGCCATCAAAGCCCAGCAAGATAGCACCTCCGACTGGTCTGACGCGAAAGACCTGAAAGGCACTAAACAGATTGTTGCAGACAGCGATGACGATAAGGTATTTTATCTTGACCTTTACCGTCCAGAAAAGCGTTATGTCCGGCTTTACGTTGAACGCGCCACTCAAAACGCGGTGATTTCCAGCGCGGTTTACGTCCAATACGGCGCACGTAAAAAACCAACCACGCACGGAACCAACGTATCTGGCGGTGTAAATATCAGTCCTGACGAAGGAACCGCATAAAAGAGACGGGGACATCCCCGTCTCCAGTATTTTAACGAGGAGGAATGAAGATGAATATTCCGGACGGATACAATTCTATCCCGAATTGGACATACCTACAGGCCATAGCGGGCGATATGGGTGTTGTGGGAACATCGTATTTTGTTGACGGCAACGCCGGCGCCGATGGTAACGACGGCGCATCTTGGGGTACTGCGTTTAAAACACTGGCCAAAGCCCTGGCGGTATCCCATGCTAACATTGCCGCCGACGCAACCGGCTGGGCTAGCCGAAACAGGATCTACATCAAGGGTGACTCCCTCGAGGAAGACCTGACCGCGTTAGCGCAGAAAACCGACATCATAGGAGTAGGTTCCTGCGATCACCACCCGCAGGCCAGGATTATAGGCAACCATAGTATTGGTACTACATCCTATATGGGTTGCCGATTTATCAACGTTGCGTTTAAAGCTAAAGCAGCCGGCGGGGTAGTAATGACCTTGCCAACCGAGCAGAGCGGCATCTCATTTCTGGGATGCTTTTTTGATGGACGAAGCGCAACACCGGCAACTAAGGCGATAGCGGCAACAGCGGTAGAACAGCTTACCATTCAAGGCTGTCGCTTTGTCGGGAAATACTCCACCGCGACAATCGACATCGGCGCCGGCTCATCCCGGGCGCTCTTGATTGCCGACAACTTCATAGAATCTGCCGCTGTCGGGATTTTGGTAAATTCTGGACTGACCTGCGCCGACGCAGTGGCCTTGATAACCAACAACGTGATCAATGCCGGGACGCTTGTTATCGACGAAAACTCTGACAAGGTAGCAATAATCGGCAATCGCGGCACAACTGCGGCCAACAAGGGAGCTACCACCATTGACTGTTCCGATGCGCTGGCAGCCGATAATATTTTCACTTCGACGGACGGTACCCAGTCCTATCCAGCCTGTAACTTTGGCGCCCAGTCATAAAACTGGGCGTTAAATTTTATATAAGGAAGGGGGATGGGAATAAGTGGCGTTAAAACTGAAACTTGTAGTGCCCCCTGAAATCGAACCCGTAACTTTACAAGAAGCCAATGCGCACATTGTTGAAGAAAATCAAGACAGCTTAATCCGCGTCTCGGAACTGATCGTTGCGGCCAGGGAATATTGCGAAAGGTTCCAGGAGCGTCAGTACATTACCGCAACTTGGGAACTATGGCTTGACAGCTGGCCCTCCAGGGAATACATCAGCATCCCGCGCCCTCCCTTGCAGACCGTTTTATCAGTCAAGTATTTCGGCAGCGACGGCAAAGAACATGTTATGAAGGAAACTGACTACATCACAGACCCGATAAGTGAACCGGGAAGAATCGTGCTGAATCACAACAAATCATGGCCTTCCTGCGCTCTGCGTCCAGTTAACGGAATAGCGATAAGATTCGTAGCCGGCTATGGCGATTCGCCCAGCGATGTTCCGCGAGTTGCGAGGCAGGCAATATTAATGCTGATCGGGCACTGGCACGACAATCGCGAGGCTACCACCATTGGCGTAGTCGCAAGGGAGATGCCCTTTTCAGTAAATTCCCTGCTCTGGCCGGAGCGGGTGATGCCGGTATGAAAAATTACGAAATCGTAAGAGCTGGCGATCTGCGCCACCGCATCACCTTTTTAAAAAAAGAAGTAAGCACCGACAGCGACGGTTATCCGGTAGAAACCTGGAAAGCCGTCTTTTCCGTTATGGCCAACGTTCGCGTGATTGACAGCCGCGAATATTTTCAAGCCGCGGCATTCCAGGCAGAAAACAAACTGCGCTTTACGATCCGTTATCGGCGCGGGATAACTGCGGCAATGCGCCTGCGTTACAACTGTCAGGATTATGAAATCATAGGCCAGCCGGCAGACGTCGATGGCCGGCGAAGGTGGTTGCAGATTACGGGTGAGGTGGTAACTGATGGCTAAAGTTGAGCTGACGGGCATGGACGAATTGATGAAACAGCTTTACGCAATCGGTGAAAAAATAGCCACCCGGGGCGAAAGCAAGGCACTGAACGCTGGCGCTGACATCCTGCAGGAAGCAATCAGTCAGAGAGCTCCACGCTTAACGGGTAAATTATCAGAAAACATAGTCAAAAGCGGCATCAGAAAAAATCAAGTGGGCGTCAGGTATATCGAGGTTGGGCCGAGCAAGGAAGTGTTTTACGGGCGATATTTGGAGTTGGGCACAACCAAGATGAGAGCCCGGCCATTTATGGACCCCGCGCTGGAAGAAAACAGAACAAGAATACACGAGGCCATGGCTGAAATATTGCGAGAGGAGATCGAGCGGCACCGATGATTACTCTAAAAAGCGCAATATACGTAGCGTTAACTGGTGACAAGGCGCTTGAAGGAGTAGATATATACGCAGAAAAAGCACCCTCGGGAAGTAAGTACCCGCGGGTGACGTATTTTGAGGTTACTAACTACGATGCAAGATTCGCTGATGACAAAACATACGTCGTAATGCTAATTTATCAGATTGACGTTTGGTCTAAAACAAATCCCGACTCAATAGCGGTCGAAGTTGACAGAATCATGAAAACCATTGGATTCGTTGCGCACAACAGGATTGATTTGTATGAAGACGATACAAAAATCTATCACCGCGCTTTGCGGTACCGAATAGTGAAGGAGGTGTAATATTTGGCTGTACAAATAGGTCTAAAAGATTTACACTACGCGCTTTTAACCACAGACACTAGCGCTGCTATAACCTATGCTACTCCTGTTAAAATCGCCGGCATCATTAGCGCCAAAATAACACCGGCAATCAACACCATAACTCAATACGCCGACGACGGTCCCGATGAAGTAGCCAGCGCCTTGGGCGAAATCACACTTGAGCTGACCGTCAAAGATATAGCTCTCGCAACTCAAGCAATTTTGCTGGGGCATACAGTGGACACTAAAAAAGTTATCATCAAGAAGTCCAGCGACACGGCGCCATATCTGGCGATAGGATTCAAAAGCGTAAAATCTAATGGAAAGTACAGATTCGTTTGGCTGTACAAGGGCAAATTCGGATTGCCTGAACAAAGCTTCAAAACCAAAGAGGAAAACGTTGAATTCCAATCCGCCACAATTGTGGCGGTTTTTGTTAAACGGGTCAAGGATAGCAAGTGGATGTCTGTCGGCGACGAAGACGCTTCCGGGTTTAATAAAGCCGCAACCTGGTTTAACGCAGTAGTTTAAGAAAGGAGGCATTAAAATTGCCTGGAATTCAGATTGGCCTAAAGGATCTGCACTATCGCAGAATCACAGACGACACAAGTTCCGGGGTTACTTACAACTCTGAAAATAGTGGAAAGCCTATTAGCGTACCCGGGATCATTAACGCTAAAATCACCCCATCGTCAAACACAGTGACGCTATACGCAGACGACGGTCCAGACGAAGTAGCCAGCGCCTTGGGCGAAATCACACTTGAGCTGACCGTCAAAGACCTGGACTTAGCAACCCAGGCCGCGCTGCTGGGCCATACTTTAGCGACTGGCGTATTGACTAAAAACGCTGATGACGTCGCTCCGTATGTTGCGATTGGCTTTAAAAGCCTGAAGTCTAACGGTAAGTATCGTTATACCTGGCTGTATAAAGGTAAATTTAATCTTCCTGAACAGAATTATAAAACGAAGGAAGAAAACCTGGAATATCAGCCGCCCACGATTACCGGCGTCTTTGTGAAAAGAGTATGGGATGACGCCTGGCAAGCCATTGTAGACGAAGAAGAATTGTCCACCACCCCAGAGATTGATTTGACCAAGTGGTTTGATACAGTTTACGTGCCGAATTTACCTTAAATTTACCCGGGACAGGCTAGCCTGCTGGCGGGGGTTTTTCCTCCTTTCGCCCCCGCTTCCCGGGATTTAATATCAAAACAAGGAGGGAAAAAGGAGGTAAATAATGACAAACAATATCCGCAATAAAAAAATAACCGTTACCATCGGCGGCGCCGTGTTTAATTTGAAGTACGACATGAACGCGTTCATCGAGATCGAAGAAGTGCACGGAAGCATCAAAATGGCTTTTAAGGACCTTGAGGATGGTAAACTCAAGACCATCAGAACAGTATTATGGGCTGGATTACTCCACGAAAACGAGAGCCTAACACTGAAACAAGTTGGCGCTATGATAGATTTTAAAGACGTTGCCAACATAATAGAAAAAATCCAAGAGGCCATGGAAGATTCCTTACCCGACCCGGATAGTGATGAAAAAAACTCCTAGATCCTGGTCCTGAGTTTGAAAGTTGGGACTGGGACTTTATGTACTATTGCGCCACAACGATTTTGAGAATGACAGAACAAATATTCTGGCAATGCACCCCGCGTAAATTGTGGGCGCTGATAAATGTCCATATCCGCACCATGTCAGATAGTAAAAATACAACAAAAAAGCCCACCAAGATGGGCTTTATCGATCAGGTATTATAACGCTATTCGAGTTTTATATTCTCGCACTCCCATTTTTTGTCACCGACATATTTTAACGTACAAGTGTAATTGTTACGGATCATTGCGCCGAAGCTGTTCTGCGCGTCAACGTAAGACGTAATCTTGAACCTGCCGTTGCCATACGGGATTACTTCGGCGCTGGTTATCAGCGGAAACTTAGCGGTTGACGGAGATTTTAGCAACGTCTTGACAAAGGTTTGCGACATAACAAAAGCATCGACCTTGCCAGGCTCCTTTTCTTCTACCTCCGAGCAAGCCGCTGTGAAAATCAGCAGCAAAGCGACCAAGCATACCAAACCTAATTTTTTACGCATTTTGCAACCCCTCACTTTTTTTCTTCATTATAGCACAAAAGGTGGTGATGTTTATGGCTGAGATTGGCAATCTATCCGTAAAAATCGATCTGGATTATTCGACATTGTCCCATAAACTCAAAATCGTCCAGAACGATTTTAAAGCGGCTGCCATAAACCTGGGCGATTTCGGCAAAACCACCGAAGGCATGAAGTTAAAATCCGATACCCTGACAAAGCAGCTTGAAATCCAGCGGCAGCAAGTGCAGGCGCTGGAAAATTCAATCGCCAGAATAGTAGAAGTAAAAGGCGCTGACACCAAGGCAACGCAACTCATGGAAGTTAAGCTCAGCCGCGTCAAAGCCCAGATGGCCGGGACAGAAGCTGAGTTAAAAAAAGTTACCGCTGAACTGGAAAAACAGACATCGCGGTGGGGCAGTATATCCGCCAGCCTGGAGAAAACAGGCAATAAACTTTCTGACATCGGCAAACAAACGTCGGACGTCGGAAGAAAATTAAGTATGTCATTAACCGCTCCCCTCGCTGGTTTGGGTGCCCTGAGTTTCAAAGCGGCAACAGACTTTGAATCCGCTTTTACCGGCGTGATAAAAACCGTTGATGCTACAGACGAACAGATGGAAGAGCTAAAACAGGGATTTCGTGACATGGCCAAAGAAATTCCCCTTGCCGTAACAGAACTCTATGGTATAGGTGAAGCAGCCGGCCAGTTAGGCATCAAGACAGAAAATATCTTGGATTTTACAGATGTCATGTCAAAATTAGGCGTAACCACCAACCTTTCCGCGACTGAGGCGGCCAGCAGTCTTGCCCAGTTTGCGAACATAACTCAAATGTCACAGGGGGATTTTAGTAAATTAGGCAGCACAATAGTAAAATTGGGCAATAGCTTGGCAACCACAGAATCAGATATTGTAAGCATGGGTACGCGGCTTGCTGGCGCAGGGAGTCAGGTAGGACTTACCGAAGCGCAAATAATGGGCCTGGCGGGCGCCCTCGCATCTGTGGGCATAGAAGCGGAAGCGGGTGGATCTGCGTTTTCCCGCGTGATGGCGGACATGCAACTGGCGGTTGAAACCAACAGCAATAGATTAGGGGACTTCGCCAGGGTTGCCGGTATGTCAGGTATGGAATTCCAAAAAGCGTTTAAGACAGACGCCGCGGGAGCTATTATTTCATTCGTAAAGGGACTGGCGGCGGCAGAGGAACAGGGCACATCAGCAATTAAGGTATTAGACGATATGGGGATAACGGAAATAAGGCTGCGGGACAGTTTACTGCGGGCGGCGGGCGCCAGCGGGGTATTCGAGGACGCCATAGCTATGAGCAACGAGGCATGGCAAGAGAACCTGGCATTGAATAAAGAAGCCGCTTTAAGATTTGGCACAACAGAATCACAGTTGCGGTTATTTAAGAATACCTTGCAGGACCTGGCCGCAACCTTTGGCGAGGTGATAGTCCCTATTTTACTGGGTTTCATGGAAAAATTAACACCTTTGGTACAAAAATTCGGTGAACTAGACAGCTCAACCAAGGCTGCCTGCCTGGGTTTTGCCGGATTAGTCGCCGCCATCGGCCCCCTACTGCTTATTGCCGGGCAAGCGGTAACAGGTCTCGGGGCCATTGCTGCCGGAG